TTAAATTAAATAATTTATATCTATCTTTTTTTTATATCCATCATATATTATATCTTTTATCATCCTATTGAGTAAACTCTTTTTCTTAGATAGACCTAACATATCAAACACTTTTTTAAACTCTTCAAGCGATTGCAAAATTAATTCAAGATTTGCGTTTTCTTTATCCGTTTCATCTTTAACTATAAGAGATTTATTAAGTTCCTTATTAAGCACTTCTATTTCTTCACCAAGCTTATTTATTTTTTTCATAATAAAGGTTGATGCAGATTCTGTAGCATTCCCTAATTGATCAACTAAATTATCCATCATAGCAGTTTTATTTTTAATTTCCTTTTCTATTGCTTTATAGTTAGATGTAACATCAGCTTTAGGTTTATTTTTATATTTTTTATTAAACTCTCTAAGTATATCTTCCTTAGTTGTACTTTTTATAGATGCTATAATTTCCTTCTCTATTTTTAATCCATTAGCATTAGGATTATTACATCTAGTTTTACCACTATGGCATTTTAAAGTACATGTATAATGGTAACCCCTTACACCTTCTTTATTAGGCCTGTTATAAGTTATTCTCATTGAAGAACCACATTCAGAACATTTTAGCAATCCAGTTAATAAAGCTACATTAGAAGTCCCAAGCCTTTTAGAAACCTTATTTTTATTTCTATCCAGTAATTCTTGTACTCTTAACCATTTTTTAGATGGAATAACACCCTTATGGTTTGAAGTTGCTACTATCCATTCAGATTTATCGTATTGCTTTCCTTTTACATTTCGCTTGCCATAGACTAGAAGTCCTTGGCCCTTTGGAGTACCTACAGTAATTATATTCTGTTTATTGAAATATTCAAATACATCATCATCGCTTATAACATAGGCTGGATTCCTGAGTATATCATCTATACTACGTTGCATTAGTTGACCGCCATTCTTACCTTTAATATGGTTTGCTAGACAATATTTTTGTACCTTATGTAAAGACATTTCATCCAAGTACAAATCATATATGGATTTTACAAGTTCTAATTCATCCGGTACTTGTGTTAATTTACTCATACTTTTTTCATTCATTTCTTCATCAAAGTATTTAACACGTTCTGAATTAAATCCAAGGGGAGTTTGTCCACCAAGCCAACGACCAGTTTTAGCTAGTTGGTACATATTATCTTTAATTCTTTCTGCAATAGTTTCTCTTTCTAATTGTGCAAAAACAGAAGATATATATACCATAGCTCTTCCCATAGGGGTACTTGTATCAAATTGTTCCTTTATAGATACAAAATCTATGTTATTATTTTGAAGTAATTCTAAAGTAGAAGAAAAATCAGCTACATTACGAGAAATTCTATCAAGTCTATAGCAAATTAAACAATTAAACTTTTTATCTTTAGCATCTTTTAATAGTTGCTGAAATTTTGGTCTATTGGTATTGCTACCACTAAATCCTTCATCTTCATAAATGATAAAACTAACATCTTCATTATTTTTTAGAAGATAAGTATTTGCATAGTTTTTACATAATTCTATTTGATTTTCTATAGAATCGCCTGTTTCAGTCTGCTTAGATTTTCTACTATATATTGCTGCTATCATAAGCTCACCTCAATTATTAGTATGTTTATAGTTGTTGTATTATTACTTTGTTAATTCTCTTATATTTTCATCTGATAAGGTACGGGCAATATTTTCCTTAGTCGGTTTTAGGATATTATTCTCTTCATTGCAATTATAAATAACTTGTCCATTAACTTTCATTTCTAAGATATTAAAATCCCCCAATTTAATACTCATATTACATTAACCCCTTCCATATTACAAACATACGTTTGTTCTTATTATAACTTTATTATAAATAATTTTCAATATAATAGAATAACTATATATAAATTATTACACAGAGCTCTATTAAATGTAATTGTCTGTATACAGAACATTATTACATATATAAACAAAACAGCCATATATTTTAGTATAGAGCAATAATGTAAGCTTGCATTATTGTTATAGTGTAAAAATAAGAAAAAATTTTAAAGTTAGAAATAAAATATAAAAAGACCATAACTTTTAATAAAAAGCTATGGTCTCCATAATAATTATTTAATTCTTGTATTTTTAATTAACGTATCTACATCAAATCCAGTTTTCCTTAATTGTTCAAGTAAGGATTCTACATCCTCAGGGCTTAAATCATGAGGATAATTCTTATCAATTTCAACTTCGAATTCATCCCCTTTATAATTAGTTTTCAGTATTTTAGAAGAAGGATTATCAGTTCTACATAAAAGCCAATCAACAGAAACATCTCCTAGATCTGCTATTTTTACTAACATATCAGCATCTGGCATTCTATTATTGTTTTCCCAGTTTGAAACTGCTACTTTAGTTACATTTAATAATTTTCCAAACTCATTACCTGTTTTATCCAAGATGTTACTTCTTATATATCTTATTCTTTCACCTGTAGTTTTCATAACGACAACCTCCTTATGATAATTATACAACATAGCAACATTTTAAAAATATTTGTTATCAAAATGAATATTTTTTTTAGAAAATTGATAAAATAGTATTGACAGTTATCGTAAAGAGAACTATTATATAAATATAGTTAGTAATCACTTTGATAACTGAAGCTGAAATTATCTACAATGAAAGGAGGCGGCAACTTGAATAATACTTTAAAAGCATACAGAAAACTATTAAACATAAGCCAAACAGAGATGGCGGAAATCATGGGTATATGTTTAACCTCTTACAATCATAAAGAAACAGGAAAAAAAGAATTTACTCATAGTGAGATGATAACTATTGTAGATTTTTTAAAAACTAAAGTACCAGGAATAACTGCAGAGGAAATTTTTTTTACCGATGAAGTTATCAGAATGAAAACTGAATCGATTTAGTTTAGTTTATGTAGTTTTTAGAAATTAAAACAGAGTTAAATATTCTTTAACTTGAAAGAGGTGGAAACAATGGAATCACTAAAGATAAAAGAGATTAGGAAAGAACGGAGATTATCTATATCTCAGTTAAGTCACGAAAGTGGAGTTGCAAGAGGGTATTTGAGTGAAATGGAAAGTGGTAAATACATCAATCCAAGCTTATTTATAACTTGTAAGTTGTGTAAAGCACTAAAAGTTGAACCTAATGATCTTATTAATAAAGAACTTTGGAAGTGGTAACACAACGTAAGGCTAGTGAATATATTAATTATAGTAAAAATATGCGAGGGGAACAGAATGGAGTATACAATAGTACATCATTACCCAACTAGTGAAGAAGATTTTCTTAAACATCAAGCAGAACTTATCGCAGATGTTTTATTACAAGAACTTGAACTTAATGAAATTGAATCAATTAAAAATTTATACACTACAGAGATGAAAGGGCAGTAATGCCTTTTATAAAAAACTTAATTTAAAAAATTTGCATAGACCTTCTCAATATATTCTATGCTGAGAACTCTAAAAGATTACTAAAATTTGAAAATTTATTAAAGTGGCTCTACGGAGGGTAAAAGTAATCAAGTGGCTCCAATGTGAGGGTAAAAATGTAATGGGGGGATATATCATGAAAAGATGTCAGACCTGCAAGGGGTGTAGTAAAAGATTTAAGTACGAATTGTTATATAGCATAAGGTGTTTATTAGCAATATCTATTGTATTTGGTTCATTGCTAGCTATAGCACGCATTATTTACTAGGGGGTGAAGATGTGAATATAGGAGAGCCAGTAAAGGTTAAGGGAACCAATATAGAAGGAGTTATAATTCGCAAAGGTCGAACAGGATTATACATGTTAGATGTAACCACAGAAGGTTATTCCGGATTTGGTAGAACTGTATTTGGTGAGTGGGACCTGGAACGAATTAAATCTTAAATAAGAGGGAGGAAGTAAAGAATGAGTCAAATTTCATTACTGAGAATAGCGAACTTTTTAGGTATTGAAGAGCAAGAGATAAAAGCAGCTAAAATCAATATCCTTAGAGGACCAAATGGAGAAGGAAAGACTTCTGTAATTGAAGCACTAGAAAAGACCTTCACTAACAAAAGTAGAAGAACGGAAGTAGTAAGACATGGAACTGATGAAGCAGCATTGTATGTAGAACTCGATGATGGTTTAGAGGTAAACAGAAGAATTAGAAGTGATAAAGCAGATTATCTAAAAATAAGAAAGGCTGATGAAGGAGTACCTTCTACAGAAAAGTTTCTTAGAGATTTAGTAAATGGGAATATATTTAGGCCTTTAGATTGGGTAAATCTTTCAGTAAAAGAGCAGACTAAATCACTTCTTAGCATGTTAGAAATAGGCTGGAGCAAAGAAGATATCATTAATTGGTTTGGAGAGTTAACTGACAATATAGACTATACAGAGCACATACTTATTATTTTAAAAGCTATAGAAACTAAGTATTACAATGACCGTGCAGAAGTTAACAGAGAGATTAAGGAACTAGAAGCTAGGATAAAAGCTATAGTTGATGATTTACCACCGGAATACGATGGAGAAGAATGGAAAGATGTGAATGTCCAAGAGTATTACTCTAAGGTAAAAGAAGCGCAAGATATTAATAAATGGATATCAGAAGCTAAGGGACTTCAAGAAAACTATAACTCTAAAGTTGAGAGCATAAAAGCAACTGCAGAGGGGGAGAAGTCCAAAATTAAGCTTAAATATAATGAGCAAAGGCAAGATATAAAGGACATTATAGATTTATCTAAAAACAGAATTGAGAAAGCTAAAGAGTACATTAGCAGTGCTAATGAAAAGGTAGAAATTGAATTATCTAAACTAGATAACGAGTTAGAAGCAGAGTATCATGAATTACTTCAAAGATATGCTGAAAAGAAGGATTTAAAGAAAAGAGAAATACTTTCACAAGCAGAAGAACAAAAGGATCTTATAGGAATTAATGAAAATAAAATAGCAGCTAAAGAACAGGAATTAATAGGACTAGAAGATAAAGAAATAGCAGAAAAAGAAGTAGTTGCGAATAATGCAACAAGTGAAATAGAAAAGGAAGAACTTAGAATAGGTAAGGCATCTAAATACCTAGAGGAACATGAGGAAATAGATGTTGAACCATTACAAGAAGAAGCTAACAAAGTACAAGAAATGGTTTCTTATCTTCGTGAATGGAACAGGATATCTGAAATTAGAGATAATCAACTAGCACCTAAAGAACAGTATTCTGCATTACTTACAGAAAGAATTAATAAAGCTAGAAATCTACCAGGAGAACTTCTTAAAACTGCTAAGATGCCAATAGAAGGAATAAGCGTTGATGAAAATGGCTTAGTAAGAATTAATGGAACTTTAATAGATGGTTTAAGTGAAGGCGAAAAGCTTTCTTTAGCAATGAAAGTAGCTAAAGCACAATGTGGAGAATTAAAGGTTATTTGCCTAGATAGTTTTGAGTGTTTAGATAAGGAATCTCAGGATAGGTTGCTAAAGGAAATGTCTGAGGATGAATATCAATACTTTGTTACAGAAGTCGCTAAAACTGAAAGTGGGAAAGTTGAGTTAGAAAAAATAGGGGAGGTAAGTTAGAGAAGTGAATGAAAATGTAAAAGCTATCTGTTTGCAAATAGCTGAATTAGCATTAGAAACAAAAGATGTATTTGTTAATATTACAAGTTTTGGAATTTCAATACATCACTTTAATTATGAAAATAACGAAACACTCTACTATGAAGATATAAGTTTTATTAATGAAGAAAATGCAGAGGAACAGCTTCAAAAAGCTTTGGACTATATAAGAAGTTTAGGGGGTAATCATGGTGTTTAATTGGGATGAATTTAGGAACGAGAAGGTTACAGTATGGTGTGATACTGAAGAAAAGGCTAAGGAATTTGTTGAGGAGTGCTTTAAAAGAGATATAAGTTATTTTGACAGAAGCAAAGAGACTGATTGGTACAATTACAAAGAAAATATGTGTTACTGCATTATAGGGAGTAATTTATGTTATGGAAGTAAGAGTTTCTTCATAGGAGATGGCTACAAAATAATCAAATGGGAGAGTGGGTATACAGAATTTACTTTCCAAGAGGTTATTGCAAGAAATATTCCAGGTGTTTACGTGAATTGTAATGATGATATGGCAAGAGTTCAGAGTATTGAAATTAATGAAGATGGTGATTTTGGTATTAATGCAGATTTTAAAGGGCTTAAGGAAATTAATTTAGGATTAGGTATTAACCACAACTTAAAATTCAAACTTCAAAAACCTATAAAGATAGCAACTATCTATAGAGTAGAACACAAGAAAGATGGTAAGAAATATGATTTTATCAGCTCTCAAAGGTTGCATAAAGAAATGTTTGTAGTTTGTGATACGAGTCAAGGTAAGTCTTACGGAAGAATAGTGGATATAGAGACCAGAGAACTCACTGAGGAAGAAATTAAGCAATATAAAGAATGTTGGAGGGCATAGGAATATGAGTCTAAAGATAACAGGTGAAGGTAAAGTTAAATTCATAGAAAATAAAGATTTGTTTACATCTGCAGAAGTTGTTTTTGATACTAGAGAAGATAGTGAAGATAGGACCAAGTGGCTCTCTCAAAGAACTAATTCTATAGGTGGTTCAGAAATAGGAGCTATAGCCGGATTTAGTAAGTATGCATCACCATTAACAGTATTCAATGACAAATTAGGGTTAGTAGAAAAATTTAAGGGTAATGTCCATACTCAATTTGGAAACAGAATGGAACCACTTATAAGAGAATGGGTTCAGGAAGATTTTAAGAAAGAAACAGAGATTGAGCTAACAACCTATGAGTATCCCTACATGATGGTAGATAAAGAAATACCTTACTTCAGTGCCAATATTGATGGTGTAGGAGTCTTATCTAAAGAGTGGAGACATAGAGAGAATAGAGATACTGGAGAGTATTGGAGTATTGAAGCAAATGAGTTATTTGGACTAGAAATAAAAACAGGTTCAGAGTTTCTTAAAAAGATGTGGGCAGGTGAAGAAGTTCCGGATAGCTATTATCTGCAGTGTCAGTGGTACATGGGAGTTACAGGACTAAAAAACTTCTTAATCATCTATATGCTAGGAAAAGAAATTAAATGGAAGGTAGTACCTAGAAATGATGATGATATAACTGCATTAAGAAATATAGGTAAAAGTTTTTGGGAGAATAATATAATACCTAAAATACCACCTTCACCTATAGGAATCCACACAGAAACAGAGCAGATTACAGAACAACAAGACCTAAGAGATGACGATATTAGTTTACAGAGAGGACTTCTATCTAAATACAAAGATTTAGGAGAAAAAATTAAAGAACTAGAACAAGAACGGGAAAAAGCAAAACAAGAGATATTCTTAGCTATGGGAAATGCAAAGAAAGGTTATGACGGAAGTTATAAGATTTCAAGATTTTCAGTTAAAAAAGATAAGACAGACCTTAAACTTTTAAAGCAAAAGTATCCAGTTACTTACGAATCAATAGTAAATGGGGTAACTGAATATATAAACCTTAGAATAACAGAAATTAAGTAGGAGGAATGAATAATGGCAAATGCAAATGGTGGCTTAATGGCTAGCCAAAACAAAAGTCAAAACGTACAAATTACACCACAAAAAAGAATGAGCAATGCACTAGAAAAAATGTTGCCTGAAATTAAAAAAGCAGTAGGAAAGGCAATGACACCTGAGAGATTTTCAAGAATAGCATTAAGTCTCTTTAATGGTAACCCAGTATTTTGGGAAGCTGATACAACAACATTTTTAAGTGCATTAATGCAAAGTGCTCAATGTGGATTAGAACCCAATACAGTACTTGGTGAAGCTTATGTAATACCTTATAGAAATAATAAACAAGGTATAGTTGAAGTTAACTTCCAGGTAGGGTACAAAGGCATACTTAAGATGGCATTTAATACTGGAGAGTATGAAGCAATATATGCGCATGAAGTAAGAGAAGGTGATGAATTTAGTTATGAATATGGACTTCATAAGAACTTAGTTCATAAACCTGCAGATGTACCAAGCGAAAAAGTAACTCATTATTATGCAGTATACAAATTGAAAAATGGTGGATTTGACTTTGTTGTATGGTCAAAAGAAAGAGTAGAACAACATGCAAAAGATTTCTCTAAAAACTATATGTATAAAGGTCAAATTAATCAAAACTCAGTTTGGGCAAAAAACTTTGATTCTATGGCAAAGAAAACAATATTAATAGATGTTCTTAAGTTTGCACCTAAGAGTGTTGAAATGGCAAAGGCTCTAGATTTAGATTATAAGTCAGAAGCTAAAGAGGAAAAGTTAAGTAATTTTAGCTATGTAGATGTAGATCCTATTCAAACAACAACTGAATATGAAAATGCAGATATCGTAAATGAAAATGTTGTTCAAGAGGATATGTTTAAAGGAACACCATTTGAAGAAAGTTAGGTGATTATATGAGTAGAAAAATATGGCTTATGTATATTGAAAAAAGCAAATTGGGTTCAGTAAAAGCTAAAAGTTTTAATGGCATGGAAGAGGTCGAAAGCTATATGAGGGAACATAAAGAAAAACTGAACTACTTGGATATAGCTAAAAGTATTCAAAATGTTTGCTAATAAAAAAGATAGTAGCCTTAACTACCACGAAAAGACTACTACCTGGAACTTAAGAAAAATTTCACAGATAGGTATCTCGGCAAAGATGCCTATCTACACAAATTATAACACAGCTGCATATACGTGTATATTTTAATAATTATCTCAGGAATAGTATATGCCAGTTTTAACGAAAAGTTACTAACTAAGGAGGTAAATTTAATGCCTTTCAGACTAGTTTATACAGAATTTTGGGAGGACCCAAAAGTAATGGAAGAAATGACACCTGAAGATAAGTATTTTTACTTATATTTACTAACTAATCCTAACACTAATATGATAGGTGTTTATAGAATAACTAAAAAGCAGATGGCTTTTGATTTAGGATACAGTAGTGAGTCTATCAACTCTATACTAGATAGGTTTATAAATTTTCACAAACTTATTATCTACAATAACAAGACTAGAGAAATATGTATTAAAAATTATGGCAAGTACAATTTGAATAGAGGTGGCAAGCCTATGCTTGACTGTATTTTAAAAGACTTGTCCAAAGTATCAGATATTAGCCTTGTACAAGAGATAGTTAGGAATATGAAACATGAAGGAAATAGGGCATTTATAGAAAATTACTTGTCCCCAATAGCAGACGATACGTCTAACGATACGTGCAACGATACGTCGACGAAAGGCGGACAAAACCATAAACCAGAATCCATAAACCATAATCCAAAATCCAAAATCCAAAAACCAAATACTAATACTAGTAGTCTTTTAAGCGAAAAAATAAAAAGTAATACTGATGTATTTAAATTCTTAGAAAAATGTAATATCACAATGTCCCCTATAACTATGGAGAAGGTAGCAGCTGATATAGAAATTTATTCAGCAGTAGAAGTTGCTAAAGCTGCAGAGATAGCAGATAGCAATGGAAAACGTAGCTATGCATATTTAAAAGGGATATTAGAAAAAAGAAGAGCAGAAGGAACTGATACAAAATCTATGGAGGAAAAGAGTCATGGAGCAAATAATGACAATCGTGGCGAAGAACTTCGAAATCAAGGAATCGGATTGTAATAAAGAACTAAAAACTTGTCCAAAGTGTGGAGAAGCAGTAGAAAAAGTAATAACAGTTCTAAATAAACAATGGAGAGTTCCAGTGGCGTGTTCATGCAGAAAAGCCAGGCTGGAAGAAGAAAGAATTAAATTTGAAAATGAAGATAAGCAGAGAAGATTAGATATCATTTTCAAAAATTCTTTAATGGATAAAAAATTTAAAGATGTTACATTTGAAAATTGGGATCATAGCCAAGCAAATGAAAAGATATATGAAATTTGTTCAAAATATTCTTATAAGTTCTCAGAGTTAAAAGAGAATAATGTTGGATTAATAATCTATGGAGTGCCTGGTAATGGTAAAACTTATGCTTCAGCTTGCATTGCAAATAGTTTATTGCAAAAAGGAATTCCAGTTATATGTGTTGGAATAAATGCTTTACTAGACAGGATAAAAGAAACATACAACAAATGGGGTAGTGAAGGAGAACAAACAGTTCTAAGAAGTTTAGCTAATGCAGAACTTTTAATACTAGATGACTTAGGTACGGAGCAAGATACACCATGGAGCAGAACTCAGATATACAACATTATAGATTCTCGCTATAGGAATGAGTTACCAACGATAATAACGATAAATCTTAGCTTAAATGATATAGAGAAAAGGTATGGCAAGAGAACTTATGACAGAATATTAGAAATGTGTACACCAGTCGAAAATACGTGGAAGAGCATAAGACAAGAAAAAGGCAAAGAAAAAACAAAAATTCTAAAAGAAATATTAGATTAAAAATAGGGGGATGGAATTGTGGAAAATATAAATTTAGAAAATGAACTAAAGAAGAATGAAGTTAATCCAAAGACTATAGATATTATGGTTTCTCTAGTAAAAGGGCCTGATGATATGCAAATTGCTTCAATGGAGATATTTAAATTAAGAGAAGAGAAAGAAGCTCTTAAAGAAAGAATGAAAGTTATGGCAAGAGCAACTGTAATACTTAGAGATAGGATAGATGAAGCTAATAAAAAAATTAAATTACTTGAAAGCGATAAGGATTTTACTCTAAATAATACATTCAGGTATTTGGAGAACATGCAAAGTTTTTTAGAGGAACTGGTTAGTTTAGATACTACAGAAAGTGATTTCATTGAAAAACTAAAAGATATTCAAAATAAAGCTTCATGGGTAGTTGGAACATTTAATTTAATGAGTGAAATTAGAGCTACGGAGGTAATCTAGTTATGAATAAATTAGAAAATAAACTAAGTAGTAGAGAAGTAGCTGACATGATGGGAGTAGAACATGCAAAATTACTAAGAAAGATAGACGGAATTAATGATGACTTAGTAAAAGCCAAAATTGGATTTTACAAGTATTGGGAAGAAAGCACATATACAAATGAGGTTAATAATAAACCTTGCAGAGAGTTTCAAATAACTAAAAGAGGTTGTGAGTTTTTAGCAAATAAAATGACAGGAACCAAAGGAAATTTATTCACAGATAGATACATGGATAGGTTCGAAGAAATGAAAGGGTACATTGAAGAAGAAACTAAAAAGATGTTAACCCCAAAAGAACAGTTAAAGTTGCAACTTCAAATTTTGGAAGAGCAAGACCAAAAGATAGATGGAGTCGTTGTAAGAGTAGATAACTTAGAAAATACAATGACAATAGATCATGGTCAAGCTTGCAATATTCAGTTAGCTGTTGGATTAACAGTAAAAAAATTATGTTGTGGAAATGAAAGTGCATCCTATATGAATAAAGCACTTAGAAGAAAAGTTTATAGCTTTGTATGGAACAGCCTAAAAGCTTACTTTAATGTAACTGCATATCATAATATTCTAAGAAAAGATTTAGACAAAGCTATTAAATATGTAAGTAATCTAAGTTTACAAGGTTCATTACTAAGGGAAGTACAAGAAACTAATAATCAAATGTGTTTTAAGGAGGAAGCTTAAATGTGGAGTAATTATACTAAAACATTCGTATTCAGAGATTGTTTTGATGAAATAAATGTAGAGGGGAATGTAGTAGCAATTAATAAATTACTAAAGACTAAACAGGTCAATGATGTAGTTGGAGTTTTTCTATGTACCGATTTGCTTAATTCTAATATGGTTACGGAATTTGAAACACATAAAAGTGAAGATACAGAAGAGTGGATTTTAGAATTTTATAATAACAATAGATGTGTGGCAACTGTACTCATATCAGATTACAAAGAAGTACAACTTCAATTTGGGACAGAAGAAAACTTAACAAACGGAGACATTGTAATTCATTATTGTACAATTAAAGGATTTAAAGAATATCAGATGTAGAGAGGGGATTTAATTATGAAAATATCAATAACTTTAGATAGAAAAGCAAAGATTTATACAGACTTACCTGCAGGTAAAGCTAATCAACTATACAAGCAATTAGCAGAAATTCTTATAAGAAATATTGATGTAGCAGCATGTAATGCAAATGAAGGATTAGATAAATTAATAGATAGGTTATCGGTTGGTAGCAAAGAAGGTTTTCAAGAAAGATTTAAAAAAGTTGCAGAGGAAACTGGGAAAAGTATTGAGAAAGAGTCAATACCAATATCTAAACCAGAACCTTTAATAGTGAGTGTAGATAGACCAGTGACACTAGATGCACCAGTCATTAGAGGTGAAATATACAAAGGTGGAGATGTTAAAAAGAATTTAGTAATGATTAAATGTGAAAAATGTGGACATGTCGCAACACCAACACTTTTCATGAAAAATAGGGAGTTAATTCATAAGGAACATTCATTAACCTGCAGAGAATGTGGTGAAGAACTTCCTCAGATTAGAGAAATTAATCATGCTAAATATAATTGTCCTAACTGCAACACTAATGCTAGTTTTTATGTGACTAATGGACTTAAAGAAGTTACATGTAAAGAATGTAGAAGTCCTATAGATTTAGTATTGCATGATAAAAAAGGAATATATATAAGTGCAAATTTATTAGAGAGAGGGGATAAATAAATGAAATCAACAGGAATAGTTAGAAAGATAGATCAACTTGGAAGAATAGTATTACCAAAGGAACTTAGAAATATTTTTGATATCCAGGAAGGAACTCCAATGGAGGTATATACAGATGAAGATACTATAGTGCTTAAAAAACACCAAACAAAATGTACTTTATGTGGAAATGAAGAAAACTTAGAGGACTATATAGGAACTAAGATATGTGAAGCATGCATTGAAGATATAAGAACCATGAAAGCTAATCCTAAAATTAAAACAAAATGTAGAACAAATAGCAAAATAATAAAGGCTTGTTTGTATGTAGATTCTCATTATTTTAGCAAAAGAGAAAGTATTTCCTTTAATGAAGGTGGTTTCATAGGATTTGCAGGTTGGGCAAGTGATAGTAATGTTAGACCTATAATTTTAGGATTCAATAAATGGTGTGATTGGTTAGTTGGAGAAAAGTTAAAGGGTAATAAACCTAAAAAAACAGTGTCTAATTTGTAGGAGGGATGAAGTAAATGAATAGTATAAAAGTTATTAAGTTAAGTGAAGATGAATTAGAGGAATCAATTAGTGGGTTGACACAGTTAAAACCTATATTACAACAAATGGTTCTTAAAGGTAATGGAATGAATATGGCGCAAGGGGCAAAAGATTCTAGAGAAATAGGACAACACATTGATACTGCAATAAATTCTATGGTTACTATTCTTGCCTACATGGGGAAGGTGGAACGAGAATAAATGGAATTAATAATTGATAATTTTGCAGGCGGAGGTGGAGCCAGTACAGGAATTGAACTAGCAACAGGAAGAAGTGTAGACATAGCAATTAATCATGATCCTGCTGCTATAGCAATGCACAAAGCTAACCATCCAACTACAAAGCATTATTGTGAAAGTGTTTGGGATGTAAAACCTAGAGAAGCGGTTAGAAATAGTAAAGTTGCATTAGCATGGTTTAGCCCTGACTGCAAGCATTTTAGCAAAGCTAAAGGTGGTAAACCAGTTGAAAAGAAGATTAGAGGACTAGCTTGGATAGTATTGAAATGGGCAGGAACTGTTAGACCAAGAGTTATTATCCTAGAAAATGTAGAAGAGTTTCAGACCTGGGGCCCTTTAAAGAAAGGTAGACCAATTAAAAGTAAAAAAGGCGAAACATTCAGAAAATGGAAAGAGCAATTGGAATCACTAGGTTATGAAGTAGACCATAGAGAATTAAAAGCTTGTGATTATGGAGCACCGACAAGTAGAAAAAGGTTTTTCCTAATAGCAAGGTGTGATGGTAAACCTATAGTATGGCCAGAACTTACACATGCACCAAAAGATACATTAGAAACACTATATGGATTAAAACAAGAATATAGAACTGCAGCTGAAATAATTGATTGGTCTATACCATGTCCAAGCATATTCGAGAGAAAAAAACCGTTAGCTGAAAATACATTAAAGAGGATAGCTAAAGGATTAGAAAAATTTGTATTTAATAATCCAGAGCCATTTATATTAAGTATTGGTCAAACAGGATTTAGTCAAGATAGGACTAGAAGCATACACGAACCACTTAATACTATAGTTACAAAGGCAGAAGCTTGTTTAATAGCACCTACATTAATTCAATACCATACAGAAACTAGTAAAAGCAGTGTAAGAGGGCAGAAGGTAGATGAACCAATAATGACGTTAGACAGTTCTCCTAGATATGGATTAGTGAGTGCTTTTCTAATTAAATATTATGGGAAGGGAATAGGACAAGATATAAAGGAGCCTTTGGACACTGTAGTAAGTAAAGATAGGTTTGGATTAGTAACTATTAAAGGAGTAGATTACAAAATTGCAGATATAGGACTTAGAATGTTAACACCTAGAGAGTTATTTAATGCTCAAGGATTTCCGGAAGATTATATTATAGACCACGATTACACAGGTAAGACATATCCAAAGACTAAACAAGTTGCAAGATGTGGCAATGCGGTACCTCCACCATTTGCAAAAGCACTAGTTGAAGCAAATTTACCTGAGCTATGTAAGAAAATGAATGAAGCAATGTAATTAGTGATTTGTAGATACTGAGAAATAGATTAAAGGAGGATTACCGTGGAAAATATTAATGATATTCTAGAACCCTTAAAGGTTCAAAGTGCTTTAAAATCTGAGCTAATGAAATTAAATTTTAGGAAAGAACATAAGCCAAAAGATATAAATATACTTGATTATACTATTATTGAATCTTTAGAAAAGCAGATACCTAAGAAGATAAATAATTTAGATTGTTGCCCAATTTGTAACACATATGGAAAAGATGATAATGGTATAGAAGGAGAATATTGTCCTAATTGTGGGCAAAGATTAGATTGGGATTAATAAGTAATTCAGATATAAGGAGATGGACTTAGATATATGTTATATGAAGATTGCAAATACTGTTTTTGTGAAGATTGTCCTAACGACTGTAAGAAGTGCAATGAATGTAATCAAGGTATAGACGGTATTGGATATTGCAGAACCTATAGGGAGCTTGAAGAAAATAGACAATTGAGTTTATTTACAACTACAGATAAAAGTTAAATTGTAAGGAAATAAACACTTATGAGAGTGTAGTCATACATCTACACTCTCATATGAAAGTCAAATAATAATGGAGGTAAAGAATTAATGGAGTTCATAAGTTCAGAGAAGTTTTTAAAGCAGCCTAAAGAAGTTCAAGAAGTATTTAGAGATTGGTGTGAAAATAATCTTGAAGTTAATGATTATGTAGTACCAATAAATCCTGAAACAAATGAGGCAGTTGATAGCATATGCAGAATCAATCAATGTTTAGATACTAGACAACACAAGGTTAATGTAGGGAGAGTATTCTATCTGGAAACTTGTTTATTATACGATACAGTTTTTGAGTTTGTACCTTTATTTACGGAAGGTCAGATTAGAAAGTTTATAGAGGATAAGATTGGAAGAAATATAGAGTGTAATTATTATGATTGCTTATGGAAATATCAGATTACATTTAATGAACATTATAGAATTATAAGAACTGACGAAGATAACTTACTTCAAGCCTACTGGAAAGTAGCTTGTGAAATAGCAAAGGAGAGTGTTGAAGGTGGCTTGTAATCAAGCAAAAGTAAGGCAGTTACTAGTGACTATAAGAGAATTATCGCAATGGATGAATGAGGATGAAATATCAGAGATAGGCGTTGTTATGCTTAAGGTTTTAAAAAGATTAGAAAAGGAGAATGAAGGCAATGGAATACATTAATGAAATTAATATCAATCAAGCCATAATTCATATACTAGATAATAATACAGATGAACCAATTTTAAATAAATATTCATTAGAGTTAACAGAAGAGGTATACACCTTTATTTTTAAACATATTCAAAGATGCTTAAGGGATGAAGAGTTAAGATATGCAATGTTTAATGATGAAAAAAACATTGTAAAGGAAATATCTCAGGAATATTTAAATGGAGAAAATACTTTAATAAATGTTTCTCATGTATTAGCTAATCAAATGTTTAGCTTAATGAGGTCAAAAGGTAATATACCTTCTTGTGATTTGCTTACAGTAGGATTTACTACAGAGTATGGAGCATTTATAGGGATATTTAAGATGGACTACATTAAAAACTATATGCATAATGTGGAGTTTGTAGATGGAAAGATTGGAATAGATATAATACCTCAATTTACTGGACTACCTTCAAGTAGTTCAAGAATACAAAAGTGTGCATTTATTAGGACTATAGATAAGGATAACTCATATGATCTGCTAGTCATTGATAAGAGAAATAAGAGAGCAAATGAAGATAAGGAATATGGAGCTAACTATTTTATAGATAATTATTTAGGATGTACTCTTATAGAAAATGATAGAGATAATACTAAAGGCTTTATCAAAGGTAATGAAGTGTTTATAAGGAGCTATATTTCAGAAGATGTAGCTGCAGCTGAAAAAGTTAGAAGTAAGATAAAAGAGAAATTAACAACAGATGATGAAGTAAATATTGAGAAAATGGCTGAGATACTAGAAGAACATAAGCCAGGTACTAAAGAAAGCTACATGATGTATATGGAATCATTATGTAATCAAAAGTTTCCTATAGATAAAAACTATACTGAAAAGAGGTTAAAGAGGGCAAGATTAAAGATAGATAGAGATATTGATTTATATATTAGTCAAGATGTGTACAAGGATTCTAGTAGATTTGAGATTACTAGGAATGGTGATGGAAGCATTAATATGACTATCAAGAATATCACTAATTATATAGAAAAGTAGGGGGAAGTAATGAGTAAATTTAATTTAAACTTAAGTTATAAAAATTGTTGCATTTTGAAACATGCATTAAGAGATAAGATAAAAGATAAAGAATCCTGGATAGAAGCAAACTCAGATGGTATTGAAATTTGGGAAACTGAAAGGAAAGAACTAGAAGAAGAAAAAAGAGCTTTAGAAGCAATGACGGAAGAAATAGACCAGGCTAAAGCAAGAGAATGTCATATGCATTAGGAGGTAGAAAATGAGAGAGATTAAATTTCGAGGTTTAGCAATAGAATCAATTACTTGGGAATATGGAGATTTAATTAGAGATAAAAATAATGATTGCTTTATTCACTTTTATGATTGTAATGGATTTGAATGTTCATATGAAGTATATCCCGAAACTGTAAGTCAATACACAGGACTAAAGGATAGGAATGGAAAAGAGATTTATGAGGGAGATATAGTTACTTATACAATTAAAGGGAGCAATAAGAAATATAAAACAATAATGAAATACAATGAGGAACATGGAGCATTTTTATTTGGAATATATGAAGGGGTGAAAATGCCTTGTGGAAAGAAAACAAGAATGAATAAATATACTAGGAAAAGCGTTGCTAATGTTGAAATTTTGGGGAACATCTACGAAGATAAACATTGGTTAGAAGGTGAAAAGTAATGAAGTTAATGATGCATGTACTAAAGAGTAACCCAGGTTTAAAACTAGACAATGAAAAAATAACCTTTGATGAAATTTTGGATAAGCTTAAAGAGGAATATAACGAGGTTGTTGAAGCTACAAATGATTACTCCAAGAAGAGAACATTATCTACACTAAAAGAGGTTATAAGAGAAACCTTTGATTTATGCCAGGTATGTATTTTAATGCTATGGAAGTGTCATAGGAAAGCAATTACATTTGATGAACCTAAATTAATACAAGATTTAAATATAGAGCATAAGGATAAACTTGCATCAAGAGGATGGATTTTCAAAACTGGAATTGAGATAGATGTAAAAGAATAAGGGGATGTATGGTATGTTAACAGTTTTAACTGGCTTAGCATTGATATTTGTGATATTTATAATGTTTCTTTTTAAAAGTGCAAATAGTGATAAAAGAGATTTAATGTGTTATGAGAAATGCATAGCTAAAAGTGAACATACAGAAGATGATTGTAAAATGTGCATCGATGCAGGGCAATGTAGTAAGAAGTTATAGTAAATAGTGGACAGGCGGTGGTGCTTGTCCACCTTATAAACAAAAGTGGGGTGATTAAGTGATTTTAGCAATAGATCCAGGGAACATAGAAAGTGGATATGCATTTATAGATAAAGATGCATTAGAACCTTTAGAAGTAGGGAAAATTAAAAACGAAGAATTAATGGAGAAAATGGGACGAGGGTATGAGGTTAAATATGTAGCTATTGAAATGGTAGCATGTTATGGGATGGCTGTTGGTAAGAGTGTATTTGATACTTGTGTATGGATAGGACGGTTCGTTGAACAAACAAAGTATTGTTTTGATATAACTCCACAATTTATTTATAGGAAAGATGAAAAGATGAATTTATGTGGAAGTATGAAAGCAAAAGATTCTAACATAGTCCAGGCATTAATAGATAGGTTTGCACCTTATACAAGTAATAAGGGTAAAGGTACTAAGAAAGAGCCAGGATGGTTCTATGGATTTAAAAAGGATATATGGCAGGCATATGCTGTTGGAGTGACTTATTATGATATGTATTTGAAGGAGGATATAAAATGAGTAACTGTAAATATGATTTTGGGGTTTTTCATAATGAATGTGAAGCAACAAATATAGTAGGTGTAGCAGAACTGTTTAAGAATAAAGAGAATTTTTTAAAAGCTTGTTATGCAAATTATGCAGATGTTATAAGAGATAAAACATTTACTGTTGATGATGTAAAAGAAGGTCAAATAAGATATTTACCTAGAGGTATGGATGGCAACGGAAGTGGATATTATCTTGTAAGTGGAAGAATGAAAGGCTCTTCAGATGTTTATTATATAGATTTATAAAATAATAATTAAAATAGGTGATAAATATGAACAAATATTACTTTGAAGAAAATCATGTAAGGAAAGAAATTAGAGATATAGAGTTTATAAGAAGGATATGCAAGGCAGCTAATTATGATAAATGGCGTAACAGATATGGAGCTGAGTTCATTAAAGTTGACTCTGAGATATACCAGTATAGAGATTTAGGCAATGCACAGGTTTTAAATTTAGTATCTGGAGAATTTCTAGAAGAAATGAGAAGAAAAGGTATGACTTTTAAAAATGATGATTTATCCAGTGGAACTGAAGAAGTGGATGGACTGATAAAATTTATTGTTTGATGTGTAATTTGTAGATATGGCGAAGGAGTGAAGAAAGTGGAAAGGTATAAAGTAGACCATGAATTAAAAATAAAACCAGAGTATTACAATGCTGTAATATCGGGAAGAAAAAGGTTCGAGATTAGAAAAGATGATAGAAATTTTAAAGTCGGTGATGTGATAAGACTTGAAGAATTTGATATTAACTTGCATATGGCTTATACCGGAAGAAGTAGTTTGTATGAAATTACATTTAAGCTTGATGGTGGAGAATATGGACTAGAAAAAGGGTATTGTATTTTATCAATTAAACCGTACAAGACTAGGACATATTTAGGAATCACTTATTAGGAAGTACGAAGGAGAATTTTATGAAAAATATATGGTTAAAAGTAAAATGTTTATTTCTTGGACATGATAGTTTTGTTGCATTTTCAACTAAAACTGGACAGTCTTCATGTTATTGCAAAAGATGTTTAAAAGACTTGGATTAATTCATAATTCAAAGAGTGTAGATAAGGAGAAATAAGTATGAAAGTTTTAGATTTATTACAAGATGAAATCAGAGAAGTATCTGAAATAAAACAATTGGGAACTGGAGAGTATCAATTAACTTATAACAATGAAGTTGTAAAAAGAAAAAGATATGAATTTAGAGAGTTGGATAAGGTTTATAAATGCAATAAAGGATTTGTATTGGAAGTATGTGATGGTGATGGGTTTACTGTGGAAGATGAATACTTGAATATTGATGAAAATTCTTTATGGTTTTATCCAGAAGATAAAGACTATAGACTTATAGGTGGAGAAATAAGGCTTGAAAATGTAGATCGTGAATGGATTGAAATAACTAAAGAGAATTTAACAGAACATTTTATGGAAGTGTAATTCGCAATTCAATTACTGTGGGCATTGTGAATAAGGAGGACTTATGAATAAGTATGAAAAAGTAGCATTACAATGTGCTAAAGATGATATAAAAAAAGGGTATGATTTTGTAACTTTAAAGAAGTCTAAGAGAAATTATATTGCAATATTTAAGGAAAAACAATTTACTTTTGCTAAAGTAGTTGATTTTAAAAATTGGAATAAAAAACTTGATTGGTAACTGAGTGTAGAAAGGGTGAATGGAGTAAATATGAAAATTAAAGATAAGCTTTTAACAAAAATTAAAAGAAAGTTAGGCATTTGCACTCATGTTAAGTGCTTCAATAAAGCTATATATGATATAGAAATACCGACAGTAAAGCATAAAGGTTGTTTGTGTGAAAAACACTTTAAAGAGGTTAAAGATATGCAAGTATTTAATTTTAAAGAAACGGAGTGTAATAACATGAAAAAATCAGATATGAAAAGTCAGATACATGAGATGTATGAACATGGCTACACAATAGAGAATATAGTTGAAAACTTAAGTGAATTTGATTGCGTACAGAGCTTTAGGGATTGTCCCTTTTGGTGTCATGAAAATGCAGATTGTAATGATTGTTGGACTAAATGCTTAGAAAAAGAGTTAGAAGGTGAGTAAGTAAGTATAGGAGTGGTAATGTGGATCACAAAAGAGAGATGCTTAAATATTTTAAAGAGTTGTCTTATAGGCATAATCTTTGGAAGGTATATTCGGACTTCTTGGAAATGAGTGCGATATCAATTAGATGTTGTACGGATTTAATCTATAAGATTAAGGGAGAAAAACGATATAAAGACATTTTAGGTAGCTATAACGATAAAGAGAAAGAGATGTTTCCTAAAATACTAGGAGAATTAGTGATGGCATTAGAAACTCCGGGGGATTACTTAGGGGAGGTATTTATGGAGTTAGAATTGGGCAACAAATGGAAAGGTCAATTTTTTACACCATATAATTTATGTCTTTTAACAGCCAGTGTAGCAATTCAAGATATGAAAGATAAAATTAGGGAAAAGGGATTTATTTCTCTAAATGAACCTGCTTGTGGTGGTGGTGCTATGATTATAGCAGTTGCTCAAATTATGAGAGAGAAAGGATTTAACCCACAAAGACAATTAAAAGTTATAGCACAGGACCTGGATCAAAAGGCGGTTTACATGAGTTATGTGCAACTAAGTCTTTTAGGTATACCAGCACAAATATGTCATGCTAATACTTTAAGTTTAGAAGTGTTTGATGTATGGGAAACACCTTTTTATGTTATAAATGGTTGGAGAAACAGGTAAGGAGTTATAAAGCATGAGCAAAAATAAAATAAGAAATAAACCTATGACTTTAGAAAAATTTATATGGTATAACTATAAAACATGTAAGAAGCATAAAAAAAGAATGAAAAAGAAATTAAATTCAATAGTGGATTACCATATTGATTTCATGAGTGCTGGTGGAGCATGGTTTGGAAAAGAATAAAGTAATTCAATGTATATTAAGTAGTTGCATTTTGTGCAACTACTAAAAGGAAAGAATAGGATGGTTGATATGAAAAATATACGTAGTTGTTCAAAGTGTGGGAAAACATTAAAAGATAGTGAAATATGTGATTGCAATAAAGAAAAAACTTGTGGTAATCCATATTCTAATTTATGGGTAGAGTTGAAATTTACACTTGAGGGAAGTGAGTATTGCAAAAATATAAGAGAAGAAGATACTTCACCAGCTTTTCATTTTGCAGTATGCGATAAATGTGTAGAGAAAAAATGCAAATTTATAAGTATATGCTTAGAGCTTTATGAAATGAATAAAAGAGAGCATGAAGAAGAGATAGATACAGAAATAGAAAGAAATATTTCCAGTAATTAATATAATAAAAAGTTAATATTAAACAATCGGCACTATGGCGATTATACTATTTTTGCGAGAGGGCACAATCGGAAGGGTGGCGATTATGGTTAAAGATATTGATTTAACTGCATTCGAAGGGGGCTAAATTAGGTTCGAAAAAGGAAACTCAAGGGATAGACAGGATATTTTACAGAATATAATCAATTATAGATGATATTTTTAAATGGAAAATGGGAGTGATAAAACATGGGTAAGAATATCATTCAAGATGAAGATATAAAAACTTTTCAGGCTATAATGGAAGAGTTTAAAGGGCTCCAGGATACAGAATACGATAAAGCTTATGAACTACACAAAGTAGCCTTAAGTGCTTATGATAGATGGAGTACAATTTTATTTGAAACTAGACAAGCTGAATGGAAAGGTAAGGATCCAGCACTGAAAGAAAGAATTAAACAAGTACTTGATATGTTAGATAAGGTTTATACATCAGCAAGAATGGTGTGGGGAAGAAGTAAAACAGATTATGATAACAAAAGTAGATATTAGCAATAGGGGGATATTATGAGTAATACTTTAGATAGAATAAAGAAATATAAAGAACTTAAAGCTGATATAGTTGATATTAATATAAGAATGGAAGAGTTAGAAGAAGATATAGTGGGTATAAGCGCTCAACCTTCAGGAGAAAGAACTGGACAAACATACAAAATTACATCTAGCGTAGAGCAGCAAGCAGAAAAGCTAATGGAAAAGAAAGATGAACTTCTTAAAATAAAAGCTGATAAGGAAAGGGAATTAGATAGAATAGATAATGCACTAACAGTATTAACAGATGAAGAAAGAGATATAATAGAAACAGTATATATAGAACATAAAAAGTATTGGAAACTAGAAGAAAGGCTAAACAAAACATATGCTAGGTTAAAGCAAATAGAGAAAGTAGCCATCAGGAAGATGTCAAAGTATATACCATAGTACAACTTAAAGAGAACAACAATAAAAACTATAGAAAAACTATAGAAAAACTATAAGAAATCAATATATGCATATGAGATAATAGTATTAGGTTAAGTAGTAACCGAGAGTTTTTCAACATTACTTCCCCTTTTTAAAATAATGTAAACAACCCCAATAAAAAAGACATCTATAGGATATAGGTGTCTTTTTTAGAAGGTATTTTTATATTTATGTAGAAATGTAAATATAAGGGGGTGGTAACAGTGATTGAATTAATAAATGAAGAAGAAGCACTAAATAAAGCTTATAACAGTTTAATTAAATCCATGGAAGACGGTTTAGAAAAAGCTATAGATGATTACAATTTACAGATGATTAAAGATGCTTCGATAAAAATTAATGATGATTTAATAAATAATGGCAGTGACTTAGGAATAAATCCAGTAGAACCAAAAAACATACAGGTTCTAGAAGATATTGTTAATCAGTATCAGAAAAAACTCGAAGCAATTAAAAGTTCAAAGGAAAGACTAATAAAAAGATAATGGTATAAAATGATGGCAAAAGGACTCTCATTATGAGGGTTCTTTTATTTTATTCGCAATATATAACAAAGAAGGTGAGAGCAATAGAAACTATATATACAAGTTACAGGTGTAAGGGGTGCAATAAAGATATTATATTAGTAACATCAGAAGTAGAAAACACATTGGGACAAGGAAAGTATATTTCATGTTCTCATTGTGGATGTAAGAAACTTAGAAAAGAACTTGCTACAGATGATTTAAGAGAAGTATCTAAGGCTAGAAGTTATAAGAGAGTTAATGGAAGAATAAGAGAAGTTAAATAGGTTATAAAATACTGAGTAAATGAGGTGGTGGTGTGGCGAGGGTACGAAGCCCCAATAGGGATAAGGCAAAGAAGATGTATTTTGATGCTAAGGGAGATATTAAACTCGTAGATATAGCATCTCAATTAAATATAAAGGATTCCCAGGTTAGAAAGTGGAAGTCGCAGGATAAATGGGATGAAGAATTAAAAGGAACGTTACCAAAAGATAAAAGGAACGTTACTAATAAAAAATCAAATAAGAGTACACCTATAAAGGGGCCTATTGCAGAAGAAGTAAAAGAGGTATTAAGAAATACTAATCTTACTGATAAGCAAAGACTCTTTTGTATTTATTATATAAAGTGTTTTAATGCTACTAAGTCATATTTAAAGGCATATGGTTGTAGTTATGAAACTGCTATGGTAGAGGGATGTAATAGCCTAAAAAACCCTAAGATTAAAGCCGAAATACAAAAGCTTAAACAGAATAAACTTAATAGAGCATTGCTTAGTGAAGATGATATTTTTCAAAAATATATAGATATTGCTTTTGCTGATATAAATGATTTTATGAGTTTTGGTAAAAAGCATGTGAAATGTTGGACTAAAGATAAAGATGGCAATGATATTCCGGTAATAGATCCTAACACTGGAGAACAAAAGGTAATTAGCTATAATGTAGTTGACTTAAAGGAAAGTGAGAATGTTGATACAACTCTTATAAGTGAAGTATCTGAAGGAAAAGACGGAGTAAAGGTTAAGTTGCAAGACAAAATGAAAGCATTGCAATGGTTAAGCGAGCATCTAGACCTACTTACTAAATTACAAGCAGATAAACTTGAACTAGAAAAAGAAAAGCTTGAAATAGCTAAGATTAAGTCAGGAGCATATGAGGAAGATGAAGAAGTAGAAGATGATGGATTTATAAATGCACTTCATGGAGCTGCTAAGGGAGTGTGGAATAGTGAAGAAGATAGTTAATAAGATTAAAAAAGCTGTTTTTAAATTTAGTCCATTTTCCATAAAGCAACTTAAAGTACTTACCTGGTGGATGGATGAATCGCCAGTAAAGAATAAGGATGGAGTAATTGCAGATGGTTCTATAAGAAGTGGTAAAACTGTTTCTATGTCACTATCATATGTTATTTGGGCCATGGAAACATTCAAATATCAAAACTTTGGTATGTGTGGTAAGACGATAGGTTCATTTAGACGTAACGTTTTATTTTGGCTTAAATTAATGCTTAAATCTAGAGGATATAGAGTAGAGGATTTAAGAGCTGATAACCTCATTATCGTTACTAAAGGAAAAATATCTAATTATTTTTATATATTTGGTGGTAAGGATGAAAGGTCACAAGACCTAATCCAAGGTATAACTCTAGCTGGTTGTTTCTTTGATGAAGTAGCATTAATGCCTGAAAGCTTTGTTAACCAGGCAACAGGTAGATGTTCAGTAGATGGTTCTAAGTATTGGTTTAACTGTAACCCTGATGGCCCATATCATTGGTTCAAATTAAACTGGATGGATAAGAAAAAAGAAAAGAATTTATTATATCTTCACTTCACTATGGATGATAACTTATCATTATCAGAAAGAGTTAAAGAAAGATATAGAAAGATGTATTCAGGAGTATTTTTCAAAAGGTATATACTCGGACTTTGGGTAATGGCCGAAGGAATAATATTTGATATGTTCAATGAAGACATGCACAAAGTAGACACTAAAGAAAGAAAGTATACTGAATACTATGTTAGTTGTGACTATGGTACTCAAAATGCTACCGTATTTATTCTTTGGGGTAAATATAAGGGCAAATGGTATGCAATAAAAGAATATTATTACAGTGGTAGAGAAACAGTAAAGCAAAAATCAGATGATACTTATTATAAAGATTTAGAAAAATTTTTAGGTGATATAATTCCTAAATATATAATTATAGATCCTAGTGCTGCATCATTTATAACTCTCATAAGAGAAAAAGGGAAATATAAAGTATTACCAGCAAATAATGAAGTAGCAGATGGTATAAGAAAAGTTGGAAGGGCTCTTAATGAAATATTAATACTATTCAATGATTGTTGTATTAATTGCTTTAGGGAGTTTTTTTCTTATGTTTGGGATGAAAAGGCAGCTAACAGAGGTGAGGATAAACCGATAAAAGATAATGACCACTGTATGGATGCTATAAGATATTTTGTAAATACAATTATCTTAAGTGGCTACAATGACAAGCCATATAGCGAAGAAATAACATCTCAAGGAAGAGGGGTTATTAATACTAATAACAATACAAGAAGGAAAGGAGGTACTATATTCTAATGGCAGATAGTAAAAGGAACTTAAAAACCATAAGAGAACAATTATTAAAATTACCTGATGTAGAAAAAAATGAAAGAGAAAAGGTAAGAGTTGATTATTATTTTTATAAAGGCAGATGTGAAGATGAAGCTAAAGCTAAAAATGATAAAGCATTACTAGGACAAAATTGGGAGCTGCAAGACAATATAGGTTATATACCTACACAGGAAATAAGGAATAAAGTAAAACCTCTTATAAAAAAACAGGCCAGGTTTATGTTTGGCAAGGAGCCTACAATAACTCTAAAGCCTAAGGACATAAAAGATAAAGAGAAATGTGAAGAACTAAGGCAGTTCATAGATAAAGTATTTATGGATAAAACAAATCAATTTTGGAAAAAGACTAGGAAAGCATTTCTTAATAGTACTATAAAGAAAAGAGTTTTATTAAGGGTGGAAGCTAATCCTAATTCGCCTATTCTAATTAGGTACGAGGATATAGAAGATTTCTACTATAAGGAAATTAATAATGTTTTAGTAGAAGCTAAATTCTTTGAAGAGGATAAGAAGAACATATATGCAAAAGAAGATTCTGAAAAGATTTATTATATTCATAGATATTACTATAACAAACTAGAAGAAAGTGAAGAAATATCAGCCTTTTACCAAAAGTTAACTTACAAAGGTGATAACCTTAATGAAGCTATAGAAGATGAATCTATTGATACAGGGTTTTCGATAATTCCATGTTGGCTTATCAAAAACGGCGGTGAGTTAAATGAGGAATTTGGAGAGTCTGATATAGAAGATTTAAAGGATATTCAGAATAATTACAATAGAACTGTTTCTGATTATAGAGATGCTCTTAGGTTTGAAATGTTTGGTGCTGAAGCAGTAATTGATGGAAATCAAGATGACGTAAATAACTTTGTTATTGCACCAGGAGCACTTCATGCAGTTAAAACAGACCAACAAGCAGCAGCTAAAGGAAAGCAAGCAGTAGTTCAAAGAATAGAGTACAGTTTTAGTTCAAGTGGTGCAGTGAATAATTATCTTGATAGATCAATGCAAGATATGAATTTTGTTTTGGATATGCCTAGTATAAAAGATATGAATAACATACCTTCTGCTAAGGCTATGAAATATCTATACAATGACCTTATTGCTAGGTGTGAAGAAAAGTGGAGTGACTGGCAACCTGTTTTTGAGGAATTAATCCATTTTATAATTAATGCTGCAAAGCATTGTTATAGTGATTTTAAAGAGGAATGGAAATCATTAGAGTATACTATACTATTTGAACGTAATTATCCTATACCAAGTGATGAAGAGGATAAAAAGAAAATAGGAATGGATGAAGTTGCTTCAGGAGTAAGAAGTAAGAAATCTTATATAAAAGAGTTTACAGATGAAGAAGATTCAGAAGAATCATATAAGGAAATTTTAGAAGAAAAGTCGCTTGAAGCTGGCATTGAAATGGGTGAATTAAGTCCTGGTAATAAAACTAATGCTAAGAATAATCGTGAAGAAGATGAAGATGATGAAGAAAAAGAAGATGAACTAAATGAGTGATAGTACAGTTTTATATAAAAAGTTAATGGAAGAAGCTCAAAAGAAGAAACTTAAGTTAAATTCTGATAGTATAAGGCAATTAACCAAGTTGTATGAAAGCACACTAGAATCTGTTATAAGAAAGGCAGGTATTGCTAGAGGTGGTTTTACTAGAACATGGTTAAAAGATTATGAGAAGTTTCTTAGGATTAAAATGAATGAATTAAATGAGCAATTAGTAAGATTAACAAAAGATACAATTAAAACTTCATCACAAATAGCATCTAGTGTTGAAGGTGACTTTTTAACTCATATAGATAATAGGTATGATTTAGATATTCCAAGAGAATTAATTGATTTTGCTTATAGCATTAATAACGATGCAATCTTAAACATAATCAATGGTGGATTTTACAAGGACAATAAGAGTCTATCAGACCGTATATGGGGATATGGAGATAAAAACATATCAGATATACAATACATTTTAAATAAAGGCATGATGGAACAGAAATCATATTTAGAGATTGTAAAAGACTTAGAGAAATATGTTAATCCTACTGCTAAAAAGGATTTTAATTGGAAAAGAGTATATCCAGGAGTCAATAAGAATGTTGATTATAATGCTCAAAGGCTTTTAAGAACTTCAATGAATCATTCATTTTTCAATAGTAATATTTCCAATTGGAATGTAAATCCTTATGTTGAAGCTATACACTGGGAATTATCATCTCAGCATTATGCCAGACAGATAAAAGCATTTGGTCCTGATGTATGTGATGATTACACTAATCAAGATGATTATGGCTTGGGGCAAGGTAATTTTCCTAAAGATAGAGTACCAATACCACACCCACAATGTCTTTGTTATCAATATGCTGTAATACCTAAATCTTTAGATGAGGTAGGTAGGGAGCTTAGACAATGGTTAAATGGGGATAGTAATTCATCATTAGATGATTGGTACAGTAATTATAAAAAGGTGGGGTAAAGTATGAATAACAATAAACCAAGGGTAACTAATATGAATGTAGTATGTGATAAATGTACACATGATTTCAAAGTTAAGCCTAATAGAATTAAAACTAAGTATATAACTGATGATGTAGAGAAGATGTTTTTTAAGTGTCCTAAGTGCAAAGAAGAATACATTGTTGGATATAGAGATAGTGAAGTAAGGGACAATATTGAACGTATAGTAAGTATTGTGGATGATATTAATCAGAATAGGAGTAAATACTCTATTAAAGAAATTGAAAGCCTACAGAAGGAATATGGAGAGCTTAAGGATAGGAACATGGAATTAAGTAATAGGTATAAAGCTTTATTTAAATAGTAAGGCTTATTTTTATTTGTAGGAGGCTTACTATGAAATGGTTAATTGAAAAGTTAAAGCAAGTGTTTGGAATTAAAAGCCATGAACATGAAATAGTTTATCAAAAGGGTTATGGATATAGATGCAAACACTGTGGGAAAACTAAAAGTGAAATTGTGGAGGGGCAATAATGAATATACCAAACAAAGTTAGAATCGGTAGTGTGGATTATGAGGTCAAACAAGAAGATAAAACTATCACAATAAATTCAGTGCAATGTAAGGGCATGATAGATTATGAATATCATCAAATTAAAATTGATACAAGTATTCAAGATAAACAAGGTATGGAACAGACCTTTTTACATGAATTAGTCCATGGGATAATAAGTGAAAGAAGCTTAGATTTACAGAATAGTGATAATGAAACTATTGTAGATGAAATAGCAATGGGATTACATCAAGTTATAAGAGATAACATAGAAATTTTCTGTAGTGGTGTTAAGCTTAATTTTTCAAATTCAGCAATAACACTATTAGGGAATAGGGAGAATGAATAATTGAATCTTAGAAATAAAGGGGATGTATAAGATGGATATAAAGAGTAATAGGGATGGTTCGAAATGGATTGAAATAACAAAAGCGTTATTTTTATGGAGAACGCATCCTAAAGCTAGAACAAAGTTTATATCATGGAAAGCGCCAGGTATTAAAAAACTCTATTCATTGCAAAATTGTAGATTTAGAATACACAAAGGAGCGAATTTTGAGCCTTGGAGCATTAAAAATTTAAGGGTATTTATTAGGTTGCCATTTTTCTATTGGGATAAACATAACAATGGTTGGGAGTTTGGATTGCCTAATCTATATTTATGGTGGCACGTAGCAAGAACTCATTAAGCTTTAGAAATAAAGCTTTTTATTTTCGCCTTTTTTAGTTGTTAAGTAGGCGGTAAAGAACTTAATAACAACTCTATTCGTGGTTCACTTGCACGGTAAAAAGTGAAATTAGAGATTAATTAGGAGGAATAAACATTATGCCAAACTTAAAAGAAATTATTGGAGAAGAATTATATAAGCAAATACCTGAGGACACTAAGAAAAAGTATAAAGATGCTAATTTAGAAGATGTCTCAAATGGTGCTTATGTTACAAAAGAAAGATTTAATCAGGTAAATACAGAAGCTAAAGATTATAAGCAACAGGTAACTGAAAGAGATAAGCAAATTACTAGCTTGAAGGATGAATTTAAAGATGCAACAGGGTTAAAAGAAAAGGTAGAGAAACTTGAAGCTGATAACAAGAAGAAAGATGATGATTACCAATCTCAACTTAAACAGTTGCAATTTGATAATGCATTAAATCAAGCTTTAAAGGATACCAACCCTAAGAATGTAAAGGCATTAAAGGCAATGCTTGAATTAGATAAAGTAAAACTTGATGGTAATACCTTGCTAGGTTTAGACGACCAAATAAAGTCAATTAAAAAGGAACATGACTATTTGTTTGAAAAAGAGATAAAAGGAACAGGTAGTTTTGTAACTGGCGGCACAGGTGATGGAACAGACCCAGCACCAGTAAATTTTGCAACTAACTTAGGTAAGCAGAAAGCTGAACAAGTAAAAGCAAAGGGTATTACTGATTTTATTAAATAAGAAATAATAGGAGGAATCGCTTATGAAACAAAGTTCATATCAAATAGGAGTAGCTCAAAAGGATATTAGAGCATTAGCAGGAGATCATTATGTAAATGTACCTATAAAGGTTACAAAAACAAATATTACTGCAAGTTTAGTTAATGGAGTATTGGAAGCTGGCACATTAATTACTGCAGGCGGAAAAACAGTAACATCAACTAGTAGTACTACTGACGTTTATGGAATTGTATTTGCAGATGTAGACTTTAATAATTCTAAGGGAACAGAAGTAGTTCCAGTAATGATACATGGTTTTGTTAATACTACTAAGATAAAGCTAAATTCTACAACAGAAGTTGCAGCAGTAGAAAAAGCTAAGTTAAACATGATCGCATTTTTATAATTATAAGATAATATAGGAGGAATAACACATGGAATTAAAAGATTTTATAAACAGTGCTAATATAGCATTATACATGAAGGAATTACCACAGGAAGAAAGTATAGATAAAGCTTTATTCCCTGTTAAAAAACAGATGGGAACAGAAATTGAGTTAGCTAAAGGAGCTAAAAAGAAAGCAGTAGCATTAAGAATGTCACAATTAGATGTAGCTGCTAAAGTTAGAGCATTAAACGCTACTTTAAGTGTAGAAAAAAGAGAATTACCATTTTTCAAAGAAGCTATAGGAATTAATGAAACTACTAGAAGAGATTTAGTTAATGCTGCTAATTCTAACAACCAAAACTTAGTTGAAGCTCTTACCAAACAAGTTTTCGAAAACTATGAAAACTTAGTTGAGGGTGCTAATATACAAGCAAAGAGAATGAGAGCATCTCTAATTCAAAATGGTGAGATAAACATAACTACTGACGATGGAGATATTGTAGTAGATTATGGAGTTCCATCTAATCACAAAGTTACAATTCTAAGTTCAGATATGTGGAATGTCCCAACAGCAGATATAATTGGGGATATAAAGAAATATCAAAAGGCAATTACAGATGATCATTACACAAAACCTACAATACTTTTATTAACTGAATCTACATTTGATGCTACATTCTTAGTGAATACTGCAATAATTAATCACTTAAAAGGTGGAGAAAGCACTAAGAATATGATTTTATCACAAGCAGATTTCATTAATTTTGCAAAAGAGAGACTAGGGATATCTGTAGTATTCTTAGAAGAAAGCACTTATATACCAGCAGAAGGGGCAGAAGAACAACCTTACTATGAGAATGGTAAGATAACTCTTATGAGTGGTACTACATTAGGTAATACTGTGTACGGTGCAACTCCTGAGGAATGGGATAAGCTATATGGTGGAGGTAAATTAGATACTTCACTTGTTAACAATGCCATTGCAATAACTGTTATGGTAAAAGAAGATCCAGTATCTGTAGATACTAAAGTTTCTCAAATGGTACTTCCTAGCTTTGAAAGAGCTGACGAAGTATTCTTTGCAACAGTTTATACAGTATAAATATAGAGGGAGAGAGAAATCTCTTCTTCTTTTATTTTATTTTTGAAAGGTAGGTAATTATAAATTATGGCTAGTAAATATATTAATGTAAAAGCATTGATAAATGTACAATATAATAAAAAAATATACAAAGTTAACTCAGTGATAAAAATGAAGGAAACTGATTATGTAAAATTGAAGGATAAAGGAATAGTTGAACTATTAGAAAATGAACCAGATGAACAGCCAAATGAAGAATTAGATGAAGAACGTGGTGAAGAAAATCCTAAAGAAGAATAGGTGGTAAAGTGGATAATTTAGAATTATTAAAAATATTATTACAAGAAAAAAAGTACCCTTATTTTGATGATGCAGAATTACAGGTACTTTTAGAGTCTAATGATAATGATGTTTATCTAACCGCTTCAAAATTAGCATTAATGAAAGCAAATGGTGATAAAAGTATAAAAGTAGGACCAATAACAATAGAAGGACCAGGTGCAGAGTATTGGATTAATTTATCTAATCAGTATACTGAAACTTCAAAAAGTAATAATAGTTCTATTGTATCGAGCGGATATAAAACTATGATGGCAAGGTGTGATGGTCAATGAGCATAGATAAGCAATACTTGAGAGTAAAAGTAGCTGAAGCTATTAAGCAAATGCCTTATGACGTCGTTATTTACAGAGAAAAATTAAATGCCTACAAAGAGCCTGAAGGGTATATTAAAGTGACTGAATTAGTAGGTATACTTTATAAGGATTCTGATAGAAATATTCAAGTCAATCTAAGTGATAAGGGTGAAGTTATTTTACCTAAAAATAAGAAATTCTTAGTAGATTATAATGATAAATCTATATTAGTTCAGGAAGGAGATTTCTTATTTTGGGGAAATAAATGTTGGAAGATACTTTCACTTGGAGAAGAGTTTGAAATTTACTTTGAAATGGTGGTAGAAGAGCATGAGTGGTTTGAAGTTTGATATTAGTGGCATAACTAAAGGTTTAGCAGAGTTTGATGCTAAGGCTAAGGCAGTATCTAAGATTTATGCAGAAACTGCTGGAGAAAAAATGGTCGGGTATGCAAAACCAAATGCACCATGGACAGATAGAACAGGTAACTCTAGGCAGACAATAGATAAGAATATAGTTACCGGGGCAAATACAACTCAAATACAACTTAGAGGTAATACGCCACATTTTAAGTATTTAGAATTAGCACATGAAAAGAAACATGCAATACTATGGCCAACAATCCAAAGACATTCTGCTGAAATTCTTAAAGGATGGGCAAAACTAATATGGAAGTGATTAAATGTTAATCAAATTATATGATTTTTTATATAGTAAAGGTGTTAATGTGTATTTCATAGGTCAGCATAGTGGTATATGTGAAAAAAGCTATGTAGTAATTAAAGATGGTGGTATATCGAGCTTGAACGGTAAGGTTGGAGATAAATATCTAGACCTTATTTTTTTTATACCTCAAAATAGATTCACTTCTATTGAAACATATAGAAAAACTATTATGAGTTATGTTAAGGAGTTTGGGAAATTAAGATATACAGGTAATGAAACATCAATAGTTGCGGATGATGAAAAGAAAGCATTGACATTTTCTATAACTTATAAGATTCAAATGAAATTGGAGGGATAATTATTATGGCAGGAACACAATTAGAAGATAAGGTAATTTGTAATATAGAACTAGTTGAAATAATAACTGGTGAGGAAGTACCTAGAACATATTATTTCGATACTGCAGATGAAGCAGTTTATTCACCAGATATATCAGAAGGAAATGAGAATATTAAACGAATTAAAAATAGGATAGCAGCAGTTAATAAAACCGAGGATATCCAATATGGTTCATCTATAACACTTAAAGACACATGTTTCCAACCAGAAGTACTAGCTATTGTAGATGGAGGAGCAATAAAGGGTACTACCGGAAGTGTAACAGGATATTCAGCACCTAAGAATGGTGAAGTTGTAAAAAGAATACCATTTACTTTGAATTTATATACTGCTGAAAAAGGTTCAGATGGAGAAGTAATTACTTATGCTAAATTCTCTTATCCAAGCTGCAAGGGTACACCAGCTAAGTTCTCATTCAAGGATGGAGAATATATGACACCTGAATATACTATAGTTTCAAGACCAGGTAAAGGGATATCACCATATGATATAGATTTTGTTGAAGTGCTACCAAATGCTTCAGCGGTTTAAGGAAGGATGATTTAAATGGAATTAACAAGTTTAGATAAATTAAAAGAAATTTCTAAAGGTCAAATAGTTGAATTAACAGGGTTTGATGAAGAGCCATTTGTAGCTAGGTTGAAAAGACCTAGCTTTTTAAATATGGTTAGCAATGGAACAATCCCAAATGAATTATTAAATGCAGCTTATATAGTTTTTAATGGTGCAAAAACAAGTAAGGATGTAGTTTCTATGAAAGAAGCTAATGAGCTTTATAGATTAGTTGCTAAATCTGCACTAGCTGAGCCTACACTTGAACAGTTAGAAGAAATAGGACTTGAGTTAACAGATGAACAGTTAATAGAGATATTTAACTTTACTCAATTGGGGGTAAAAGCGCTTAGATCCTTTCGTGATGAGCAAGAACGTACTAAGAGTAATAAGAATAAGTAAAAAATATAATCAAAGACCTAGCGAGGTAGTAGGAATTAAAGATGATACTTACCTCGCTTTTTGTTTTGATGAAGCATGTGAGTACATTATGTCACATAAAAAAATTAGATATGACTCAAAAGGTAAAGGTGAAGAATATTGGGAACCAAAACCTAAATGGATAGATGAAGTAAAAGAAAAGAAAACCAACAACATGGATTTAATAAAAGATATGAAAGCCAATTTAGAAAAACATAAGCAAGGGGGAATAATTAATGAGTGTAAATGTAGGTAGTGCAGTCGGATATTTAACCCTTGATAGAAGTCCTTTTACTGCTGGATTAATGAGTGCTGGAAGGGATTTGGATACTTTTCTTAATAGAACTAAAAGTGGTAATGAGAGAATACAAGCTTTAGGAAGTACAATGACTACTGTAGGTAGTACAGTTACTAAAACAGTTACGGTACCATTGTTAGGAGTTGGAGCCGCTGCTACTATGACTGCTGCTAACTTTCAAGAGGGAATGAGTAAAGTTGGAGCAATTAGTGGTGCTACCGCTAGTGATATGGAGTTACTAAGCTCTAAAGCTAAAGATATGGGAGCTAAGACTAAATTTAGTGCAAATGAAGCAAGTGAAGCTTTAAGTTATATGGCTATGGCCGGATGGCGAACTAATGATATGTTAGATGGCTTAGAAGGAATAATGGATTTAGCAGCAGCTAGTGGCGAAGATTTAGCCACTACGAGTGATATAGTTACAGATGCTTTGACTGCATTTGGGTTAACAGCCAAAGATAGTGGACATTTTGCTGATGTTTTAGCTAGTGCATCTTCTAATGCAAATACAAATGTTTCTATGTTAGGGGAATCTTTTAAATATATTGCACCAGTTGCAGGTGCATTAGGTTACAGTGTAGAAGATGTTGGAGTTGCACTTGGATTAATGGCTAATGCAGGTATAAAAGCAGGAAATGCGGGTACTGCACTTAGAGCAGCGTTAACAAATATGGCAAAACCTACTGATACCATGGTGGAAGTTATGGATAAGTATAAATTATCATTAACTAATACTGATGGTAGTATGAAATCATTAAGCAATCTAATGGATGATTTTAGGGTAAAACTAGGTGGACTAGATGAAGCGACACAAGCCAATGCAGCAAGTACTTTATTTGGTAAAGAAGCTATGTCTGGTATGTTAGCTATAATAAATGCTAGTGAAACAGATTATAATAAACTTACAAATGCTATAAACAATGCTGATGGCACTGCTAAGTCTATGGCAGCTACAATGCAAGATAATTTAAAAGGGTCTATAACTAAAATAAAAAGTGCGTTAGAAGGTGCTGCAATAAGCATAGGTGAAAGATTAGTGCCTATGATTGGTAATCTTGCAGATAAGGTACAAGATGTAGTTGATTGGTTTAATAGCCTTGATGATGCTACAAAAGATAATATAGTAAGACAAGGATTATTTGTTGCAGCAGCAGGTCCGACACTTATGATTTTAGGAAAATTAACTAGCGGGATAGGAAAAGGTGTTTTAACTGTAGGTAAATTAACTAGTGGCATAGTTAAAATGAGTACAGCTACAGGAAAAGCAAATCTTATTGCATCATTGACTGCAAAAGGTGGTATCGGGCAATTGGCAGCATCTTTCATAGGGTTAAATCCAGTAACAATAGCTGTAGGAGCTGGAATAGTAGCTTTGGGAGCTGGAATGTATATTTCTAAGAAAAATTCAGATTTACTTAATAAATCAATCTTATATACTACGGATGAAATGAGTGGATTAGAAAGAGTTTTAACTAAATTGAATGGTACCCAAGCTAAAAGTAAAGAAGAATTAATAGAAATGGGCCTGATATATAGAGATTTTAATAAGAATATAAGTCCGGAATTTCAGGAACAAGTTAAAAAATCAGCTAAAGAATTGAATGATTTTTCTTTATTTTTGGGTGAAATAAATATAGATAAAGCAATAACAGAAGACGAAAGTGCTGAATTTAATAATAAGGTAGGTTCTATGTGCGATAGAGCAATAGAAACAATAAAATCCAAACAAGATGAGAGTACAAGTGCACTAATGGAGGTTTTTGCTAGTGATACTGTATTAGATGAAAGTGAAAAAATTGTATTATCATATTATCAAAGGACTGCAGAAGTTAGTGTAAAAGAAGTTACAACTTTAGAAAATGAAATTTATAATATAAAAGCTAAAGCATTAGAAGAAAAGAGAGAATTAAATGAAGCTGAAATAGTAGATATACAAACTAAGCTAGATAGAATAAGCCAATTAGAGTTAGAAGCTTTAGGTTCTAATCAAGAAGAAATTGCTTATGCTAAAAATGAATTTATAGCTAGAGTGAATTCTATAGATTTACAAGGTGCTTCTGACTTAATGAAAGAGAAAGGCAAACTTAGAGATGAAGAAGTAATTCAGATAAGAGCACACTACGATGCTAAAATTGAGCTATTGAAAGCTGATTTAGACAATATGAGTGAAGCAGAGAGGAATGCAGCTTTAGACGCTATTTCTAATATGGAAACAGAAAGAGATAAAAAGATTGCAATAGAGCAGGGCTTGTATGATGAATTTTTAAGAATTATAGGTGAAAAGAATCCGGAAATATTAGAAGAGATAAATAGGTATAATGGTGAAATACTAGCAGAAGGAGATAAGAAGTGCAGAGATCAACTTAATGCAGAATTAGCAATGTATGATGAATTAAATAAAATAACAGAAGATGGACTTTATAATATGTATAACAATACTACAAAAACATGGGATCATATTCAGGTTAAAACTGATGCAACAACAGGAGAAATTGTTGCAATGGGGAAAGTTGTTAGTGATGAATATGGAACTCGAGTAACTGAAATTACCGGTTATTCAAACGAATATATAAAAAAGCTACAAGAAGAAAGTTCACAAGCATATTTCACTCGTAATGCAATAAGGGAAGCGTTAGCAGACCAGTCTAAAATAACTTATGATTGGAAAAGTAATACCATGAGTTATTGCGGTTCTGTTATAGGTAAGTTTAAAGATGTAACTGAAGAGGTTGATGGAACTAAAACAGGAATTATAGATTTAAACGGAACTCCTGTAAAAATTAAAGTGGATAAAAATGGCGCTATTAAAAATATTAATGAAATTCAAAGAAATATTGATAATGTTAGAGGAAATACTGTTTATATTACTGTTAAAGAACAGAGATGGAATGCTAGTGCAAGTAGTGGTATTGATTATGCAACAGGTACTACAAATGCATTAAGTGGTTATAAGTGGGTAGGAGAACATGGCCCTGAGCTTGTTAGGTTAGAAGGTGGAGAAAGAATATACAATACTGTGGAAAGTCAAAGAATTGCAAACTCTATAAATGATGCTCCTGAAAATAAAAATGATGGAGTTATAGTTAGTATTCTAGAAAAGTTTGAAAAATCTATAAAAGCGGCCATAAAAGAAACTAGTACTACAGTTACTAAAATCAATAAATTTGAAAAGGTAGAGGTTAATGGCGTAACAGATATGAGAGAGTTTTTAGAAGAACTAACTGTATATACTGATTCAGTAACATTATAAGGGGGAGGAAAAAATGTACAATGATAGAGATTATTTTATATTGAATGGGATAAATTCCTTATATGAAGGAATAGAAATAATAGAATTACCTCCCTTAACTAAACCAAGAAAAAGGATTGAGGAAGTTCCTGTACTAGGCATGGATGGAGCGTTAACCATAACAGATAATACTTATGAGCCTATGACAAAAATATGTAGAGTATTTTATGATGGGGATAATTGTGATAGATTAGCAGATTTTCTAGCAGATACTGGACAGGTAATATTCTCAAATAATCCTAACAGGTATTATAATTACAAAATAATGAATGAAATTAATTTTAGTGATGTAATAGATACTAATTGGAGAGAATTTGATATATATTTCAGATGTCAGCCTTTTAGCTACGATTTAATTAATGAAACTATTGTAATTACTAAGAAAAATACAATAATAAATAATTCATGTACGCATTTTTCATTACCTATTATAACTGTATATGGTACAGGTAATATAAATTTATTTGTAGGTGAACAACAAATTACACTTAACAATGTAGTTGACAAAATAACAATAAACAGTGTAAAGCAGAGGGTTTACAAAGATAATATAAGGGAAAATGATAAAAAAATAGGCAAATATCAATTTCTAGATATAGGTGAAAACAATATAACATGGGATGGTTTGGTTACTAAAATCGAAATAATTCCTAACTGGAGATATTTAATATAATATCTCCTTTTATTTTAAAGAAAGTAGAGGATATAATGATAAGAATATTTAAAGGGGATGAAACCAATTTTTCACATGATGGAGTGGAAGTCCTGGATGATATAACAATTTCATCATATACTCAGTGGCAAGAGAATGGGAAATGGCATATTGAAGCTAAATTTAAAAAGGATTTTGATAAATCAGAATCTATAAAAGATAATATGATCCTTAAAGTACCAACGGAAAAAGGAGAACAACTTTTCAGAATTAAATACACGAACAAGCATAATAAAAAATATATTTCAGTTATTGGTGACCATATTGGGTTTGATTTTAATGATAACTTCATACAAGATATAAACATTGTTGAAAAGTCTGGTAATGCTGCAATTAATCAAATATCAGGTGGTACAGTATATACGCATAAGTATACACTAACTTCTAATATTGAAAAGGTAGCAAGTGCTAGAATGGTACGTAAAAATGGGATAGATGCACTAATAAGTGAAGCGGATAATTCTTTCATTAATCGTTGGGGTGGATATCTTGTTTTAGATAATTTTAATATAGCCATGAATGAGTCTACAGGTATTGACAGAGGTGTTGAAATAACTATAGGCAAAAATATAAAAGGATTTACCGGAGTAATAGACAGTAATAACATTTGTACAGGTATAAACGCCATAAGCTTTGATGGGATTAAATTACCTGAAGGAGTATATTATTCACCTTTAGTAGATAATTACGATCATCCTAAAATACAAGAATTTAAGTTTGAAGATATAAGATACAAGTATAGTGAAAATAATTTTGAACAGGATGGATATGAAACTTTAGAAGAAGTATATTCTGCAATGCGAGAAGCTTGTAATGAATTGTTTAGTGTTTACAATATAGATAAGCCTAAGTGTACATTAAGAGTCGATATTGTAGCTTTAGAGAATACAGACCAATATAAGGGAGATGAACTAAACGAGAGAATATTTCAAGGTGATATACTTACAGCAAATTTAGAGGAATATGGGTTCCCTGTAAAACTCAAAATGGTAATGAATCGTTACGACAATATTCTTGACAGATATATAGATATAGACTTAGGAGAAACTAGAAATAATTTAGTTATAGGCATAAACAACATTAAAAACAATGTAGATAAAGTATTAGACCAGCTAGGGGGAAAGACCTGGGAAGATATATTGAATGAATCCATGGACAAGGCAACACAATTAATTGCAGAGGGTATAAAGGATAGTTATGTAGTATGTAGAAAAAATGAAATTTTAGTTATGGATAATCCTGTTGTTGAAAGTGCTATTAATGTTATAAGAATAAATAAAAATGGAATTGCATTTAGTAGGATGGGTTACAATGGGCCATTTACAATAGCTATAACTATTGATGGGAAAATAAATGCAAGTTGTATTTTAACTGGAGAATTAGATGCAGCATTAATTAAAACAGGCCTATTATCATCTGCAAATGGTACTACGTGGATTAATATGGAAGATGGAACATTCAATCTTGCAGATAAAATAACTTATGATGGTACTAATTTGATTTTTGGTAGTGATGTTACTTTAAGTTGGGGACAAATAGAAGGAAAACCAAGCGTTCCAAATGGTTCGCAAATAGATGATTTAGGTAATTACACAGGTGTTATTGATTATACTACACAAGTAGATGGAAAGCCTACAATTATAACCGCTGATGATGTGAAAAACACAATCATAACAAAAGATTGGATAGCTACTCTAGGGTTATTA